TTCTTCAGAGAGTTCCCAGCGACGTGCAGAAAGAGCGTCTGTGGGAGTATTGCACGGTCTGCGGCAAGTACAGGCCGATGAAAGAAATGTACGCGCTGCTCTTGCGCAGAAAACGTGGAGATAGCCCGGAGCGGGTGGCTTATATGTGCCCGGAATGCTATGAGCAGTTCAGCAGAGACAATTTTGAGAAAGGGAAAGACGATGAAGTTTGAACGAAGCGAAATTGGAGCGCTGTTCTCCAAGCTCCGAACAGCAGTGCCGGAAGTTCGCGCAGTGGGCAACGATAGCACGGGAATCCTGCTGAGTGGCCCGGATGCGTTCGCAACGAATTTGGAACTGAGCATTCGGGCGGAACTTTCCAGCCCGGTTCCGCAGGGTGTCGTTATTCCACCGCGTGGAGTGGATTTTATCAGCGGAGCAGTAGCCCCTGAAATCAACATCAACGTGACAAAGAGCGGGTTGGTCATAGAGTCCGGCACGGCGCGGGCACGGTTGAGCACGACGCCGGCAGAGAATTACCCCACATTTGATGGTCCGGGAAAGGATGCGAAGCGCTGCGTGGTGAGAGCGAATGATTTGAGCTGGGCCATCTCAAAGGTTCTATACGCTGTGTCCAAGGAGGATCGGCATCCGGCGCACAAAGGGCTGTGCTTTTCCCACAACGGCGACGATACTTTGGAAATCTGCGCCCTGGATGGGTACAGAATGGCCATCAGCCGAATCGACTGCACCGCCGATGGCGATTTCAAGTTTGTGCTTCCGGCGGCAACGGCAAAGGCGATTGATACGCTGGGCCTTGATGGGAGCGTCAGTATTGAAAGAGACCGCAAAAAGGCCGTTTTCAGTGACAACAATTTTGAGGTAAAGTCTCGCCTGATCGCAGAACCGTTTCTGGATTATAGCAAAATTGTAGCCCAAAAGAGTGGGGGAACCAGAATCGTGCTTGACAGAAAAGAATTGCTGGGCGTTCTGGGACGCGTCAAACTTGCTCGGTCCGCAGACGCAAAGGAAAAGAGCACCTTGGTGATGGATCTGGAACCCGGCGGCACAGGTAGAGCATCGATGCGTAGCACGATTGCGCAGATGAATGAGGAATTTTCTTTCAACGGAAAGCTGGATGAGCGCCTGCGAATCGGCTTTAATCTGGAGTTCCTGAGCGAGGCATTGAAGTCGATGGAAGGAGACGAGGTCAGCGCATGGGTGGTCGGTCCCCTATCCCCCGTAAAGCTGATTGAGCCGCAGTATGAAGCGCTGGTGCTTCCTGTCAAGGTCAAGGAGGAAGCATGATGCAGGGTAGAACTTTTCGTGGGCAGTCCCCAGATGGCACTTGGCATGAAGGATTCTTGATTCGCTCCCCGGGTGTGAAGAACAGTCGCCCAGGTGAGGGCTGGTACATCAACTCCGAGCAAGAGCCGGCATACGCCCATCTCGTCAAGCCGTTTACAATCGGCATGAACACGACTCTGACGGACGGAAACGGGGCACCTGTTTTTGAGGGGGACATTTTGAAAGACGATCGATGCGGCAAAGATGTGATTTTTGCCGTAAGATACGGCGAATACATCGACTACGGCGTAGGCCATATCGGATTCTACGCAGAATTTTCGGAGAACCGAAAGGAGTTTGTCGAGCATGGTCTTGCAAGCTTGGTTCTGACCGCAAAGGTGGTTGGAAATGTAGTGGACACGCCGGAGCTGATGGGCATGAGCGCTGGAAAGGAGCAGCAACATGAAGTGGATTGAGACGATTACCCCGAAACAGGCGGTTGAAGAGCTGGGAGTGCCTTATCACGGCTGGATGAGGGAGATGGATCGGGCATGGATCAGCGAAGACCAGAAGTACAGCGTGATGTCTCGTTTGCTCCGCACGGAATGGGGCAAGGTCGAACACGTCACGATTACGGCGGCAGAGGGCGTTGGCCAGAGCGACGGCAGCGGGGATATCCCGTGGGCCGTCAAGATGGAAATTAAAAACGACCTGTTCGGCGAGAAGCGAGTTGCCGTCGAGGTGTTCCCGACGCAGGACAGGTTGGTGGATGTCTGCGACTGCTATCACCTCTGGGTGTTCGAGAAAGGATTCCAGCTTCCGTTCGGTATCCACCCGCGCGATAAGAAAACGGTGACGGTCAATCGCGGCAGTACCAGAGTTCGGGCCATTGACGGCGCAGGACGCGAGCACAGCATCAAAGAGCTGCTGGAAGAGAATGGTGCGGCGGATGTCCCTAAACAGGCATACGAACAGGCTATGGCCGGATATATGATGAAAAATCTTCTGGGAGGGTGATGCAAAATGTGGCTTTGGATTGTGCTGGTGGTTCTGGCGGTAATGGCTACGGCGCTGGCCTATGCTCTGTGTGTCGCTTCGAGCAGAGAGGACCGCTGGCAGGAGGCTCACCCGCCTAAATCCGGGAAAGGACGGAAAGATGCCTAAGTATCAGATACTGATAG